CCCGGGCGGGCACGTCGTAGATGAAGTAGTGGTAGCCCTCGCCCCGGACGATCTCGAGCGGGATGCCTGCCTTGTCGATGGCGCGCTGTGCTTGGCGGATGGTGGTCATGTCGTGGTCTCCGTTGCTGATGCACCCTAATGAAGCAAGTGCTTGATGGTGTCAAACGGAAAAATGCAGGGGGCCGAAGCCCCCCGCCGGGTTAGCGAGCCGCCCGCTCGCGGAGGTAGCGGCGGATCGCCTTGAGGCGGCGCTCGGCGCGGTAGTCCGCCGCGTCCTTGGCGAGGCGAGCCTCGCGCCGCGCGACCACGTGGGGGATGCTGTTGAGGAAGCGGGCTTCTGCGTAGCGCTGGTCGATGGTGTCGGCGGACTGAGTGGGCATTTGATACGACATGGTGTGTCTCCGTTGCTGATGGGGGCCGAAGCCCCCGGTGTTGGGTTACGCGAAGCGCTCGACCATCGCGTCGACGAAGTGCCAGTAGCGGTTGTCGAACTCAACGGCGGTGGGGTGGCCCGTGCCGTACTTGTCCGAAACGACGCGCGCGGTGTGGCGCAGGTCACGGGCGATTTCCTTGGCTGCTGCGAGGGTGGTGCATTCGGCGAGGGCGCGGTCGAGAAGGTTGGTCATGGTCTGTCTCCGTTGCTGATGGTGGGGGCCGAAGCCCCCGGTTAGGTTAGAGGTACTTGACGCCGCCGCGCGGGCCGATGCGGGCGTGGAAGCCGTCGCGTGCGAACAGTTCGGCGGCGGTGCCTTCGTCGCCCGCCATACCGGCGACGCAGTAGACGTAGACGAAGCCAGCGTGGGTGCTGGTGGTGATGTCCAGCTTCTTGATCTCGTGGAAGCGGAAAACGTTCTTGGCGATGGCCTTGTCCAGCGCCTTGCGCTGAACGACGGACAGGTCGTCAGCGGTCAGGTTGACGCTGGCTGCATCCATTTCGGCGAGCATTTCGGCGAGAAGGGTGTCGAGGTCGGTCATGGGGTATCTCCGTTGTTGATGACGTACCAGTAAAGCAGGTGGTTGATGCTGTCAAACGGTTATTTGCAGAAAAATGCATGTGGGGGTGTAACACGTGTAACACGTGTAACACGAGGGTCTGGGGTGTCACGTGTGACACTACTTGCAGAAAATGCCGTGTTGGTATGTTGCTGAAAAGGTTGGCTTTTCTGGGTGTCACACGCCACATTTAGCCACGTGTGACATGGTGTGGCAGCCTGTCTGTCACAGCACATCCCGGTCTATATCTTCGATATAGCCGGTGTCGTGTGACGGCGTGACGTGCCGTTACCGTAGCCAGATGTGGCGTTTCGGGCTTCCCGATCATACCTCGCACACGTCGCTCTGTGCCGCGTGGCGTGGCACGACGTCCCCCCTGTCGTGCTGAGGCGGGGCGCGGTAGGTCAGCGCTGGCGGGGCCGAGGAGTTATCCACTTCGGCTTAAACGGATAGGGTCACAATCGCCCGCCCTTGCCGGATCAAGCGCTCGGTGCTATCTATGGCGGCACTGGTAGTCCTGCCAAGCAGCGGAGCATGCAGATGGCCAAGCGGCCCACCCTGAGAACCCCCACGGTCGAGAAGCGGATCATCGAAGGGCTGTGCGACGGCACGCCGCTGCGTGAGCTGTGCAGGCAGGAGGGCATGCCGAACTGGCGCACGGTGTACGACTGGATCAGCGCCGACGCGGACTTCGCCGCACGGATCGCGCATGCGCGGGATCTCGGCTTCGACGCCATCGCCGAAGACATCTTCGACATCGCCGACACCACCAAGCCCATCAGCGACCACGTGCAGCTCTCCAAGCTGCGCATCGAGACGCGCCTCAAGCTGCTCGCGAAGTGGAACCCGCAGAAGTACGGCGACAAGCAGACCGTGGACCTCGGCAACAAGGACGGCGAGGCCCTGAAGGTCGAGACGAACGCCGCCGAGGTCGCGGCCAACGTCGCCGCCGCCCTGCGCGCCGCGAAGCGCGACGCATGATCTGGAACCCGTGGCGCGCGGTCGCCGATCTCGAGGCACGCGTGGCCGCACGTGACGCGCACATCGCCGAGCTGCAGCGCGCCCTCGCCGTGTCGGCCGACCGCTACGATCTGGTGCGCGAGATGAACGCCCAGCTCCGGCAGACCCTCGAGCTGTACCGCAAGGCCTGATGGACGCCTCCGCCCTCACCGCCAGCGTGGCCAAGCTGCCGCCTGACATGCTGGCCTACGTGGACTGGCAGCGGCGCTGGGCGGAGACGGCGCGCCCCCTGCAGATCCCGCCGGACACGGACTGGAGCGAGTGCGGCTACCTCGCCGGGCGCGGCTTCGGGAAGACCCGCGTCGGCGCCGAGTGGCTCACGCGCGCCGTGTTCGAGGATCCGAGCGGCTTCGATAGCTGCGTCATCGCGCCCACGTATCAGGACGTGCGCTTCACGTGCTTCGAGGGCGAGAGCGGCATCCTGTCCGTGCTGCCCGACGGCCTGCTTGTCGATTACAACAAGTCGGACATGCTCATCAAGATGCGCAACATCGGCGGCGGCGTGTCCATGATCCGTGGCTTCACCGCCGAGAAGCCGGAGCGCCTGCGCGGGCCGCAGCACTGCCGTGGCTGGTACGACGAGCTGGCGGCGTGGCAGTACGACAGCGAGACGTGGGACATGGCCGCCTTCGGCCTGCGCCTCGGCAAGCGGCCGCAGGTGCTATGGACCACGACGCCCAAGCCCAAGGAGCTGATCCGCAAGCTCAGCACGCCGCAGCCGGGCCGCGTGATCGTGCGCGGCTCGACGTTCGACAACAAGGCCAACCTGCCCGACAGCTTCTTCAAGCAGCTCGAGCAGTACGAGGGCACGACGCTGGGCAGGCAGGAGCTGCACGGCGAGCTGATCGACCCCGAGGAGGCGGGCATCATCAAGCGGAGCTGGATGCGCCTCTGGCCCGCCAAGAAGCCCCTGCCCGCGCTCGACTACATCGTGCTCAGCCTCGACACGGCCTTCACCGAGGCTACGTACGACCGCAAGAGCGGAGACCCGGACAGCACGGCCTGCGTCGTGCTCGGCGCGTTCAGCACGTACGACCGCGAGAAGAACCGCACCACGAACCTGATCCTGCTCGACTGCTGGGCGGAGCAGATGGGCATGCCGGATCTCATCAAGCGGGTGAAGAAGGAGCTGAACGTGGCCTACGGCGACGATCAGGACACGGCGCTGATCAAGCCCATGTTCGGCGGCAGCAAGCCGATCACGTCCGGCCGCAAGCCGGACCTGTGCCTCATCGAGGACAAGGGCAGCGGCATCAGCCTGCGCCAAATGCTGGAGCGCGAGGGCATCGAGGCCTACGCCTACAACCCGGGCCGGGCCGACAAGCTGGCGCGCCTGCACATGGTCAGCCACGTCTTCGCCCGCCGCCGCGTCTGGCTGCCGGAGAGCGACAAGTACCCGGGCCGCCCGCGCACGTGGGTCGAGCCCCTGCTGGCGCAGCTCTGCGCCTTCACCGGCTCCGGCAGCATCAAGCACGACGACTTCGTGGACGCCACGACGCAGTGCGTCCGCCTCATGTTGGACAAGGGCCTCGTGTCGATGGTAAAGGAGGCCAAGACCGAGGCCCCGCCGCCGCGCAAGCCTGTATCCAACCCGTACGCAAGCTAGGACCGACCCATGGACGAAGACGACCTCGATCAGCGCGACGACGAGTACGGCGAAATGGTCGAGCTGTCCGACGATGCGGAGGATGACGTCGAGGACACGGACGACGGCGGCGCTATCGTGCGCCTCGAGGACGAGGACGCCGCGCGCGACGCGGACTTCCTCGAGAACCTCGCCGAGGTGCTGCCCGATCACGAGCTGAACGCCCTCGCCACCATGCTGGTCGACCTGATCGGCCGCGACAAGGAGGCGCGCAAGAAGCGCGACGAGCAGTACGAGGAGGGCCTGCGCCGCACCGGCCTCGGCGACGACGCGCCCGGCGGCGCGCAGTTCCAAGGCGCCAGCCGCGTCGTGCATCCGATGATGGTCTCGGCCACCGTGGACTTCGCCGCGCGCGCCATGAAGGAGCTGTTCCCGCCGCAGGGCCCGGCCAAGAGCTTCATCCCCGGCGAGGTGACCCCGGACAAGGTGAAGAAGTCCAAGCGCAAGACGGACATGATGAACTGGCAGCTCACGGTGCAATGCACCGAGGCGCGTGCCGAGATCGAGCAGATGCTGACGCAGGTGCCGCTCGGCGGGGCGCAGTACCTGAAGCTGTCGTGGGACGAGAGCCGCAACCGGCCCGGCTTCCTGTTCGTTGCAATCGACGACATGTTGCTGCCGTACGCCGCGACCAGCTTCTACACCGCGCAACGCAAGACGCACGTGCAGTACATCACGCAGGTGGACTACGAGCAGCGCGTCAAGGCGGGCATGTACCGCGACGTGGACATCGGCTTGGTGAGCATGGAGCCCGAGCCGAGCATCGTGCAGAAGGCCAACGACAAGATTGAGGGCCGCACCGACACGAGCTACAACGAGGACGGCCTGCGCACCGTCTACGAGACGCACGCCCTGCTGCGCATCGAGGGCGACACCGTGGCCGGGGGCGAGCTGGCCCCGTACATCGTCACCATCGACAAGACGAGCAACAAGGTGCTCGCCCTGTACCGCAACTGGGACGAGCTGGACGCGAGCCGCGAAGAGCTGGTCTGGTTCATCGAGTTCCCCTTCGTGCCGTGGCGCGGCGCATACCCCATCGGCCTGCCGCACATGGTCGGCGGCCTGAGCGCGGCGGCCACCGGCGCCCTGCGCGCCCTGCTCGACAGCGCGCACATCAGCAACGCCCCGACGATGCTCAAGCTCAAGGGCGGCTCGCGCGGCGGGCAGTCCCTGAACATCCAGCCGACGCAGGTCGAGGAGATCGAGGGCGGCCTCAACGTCGACGACATCCGCAAGATCGCGATGCCGCTGCCGTTCAACCCGCCATCGGCTGTGCTGTTCCAGCTTCTGGGCTTCCTCGTCGATGCCGGGCAGGGTGTGATCCGCACCACGATGGACGACATCGCTGACGGCAACCCCAACGCGCCGGTCGGCACGACGCTGGCCAAGCTCGAGCAGGGCATGGTCGTGTTCAGCGCGATCCACGCCCGCCTGCACGACGCCATGGCGCGCATGCTCAAGGTGCTGCACCGCCTCAACGGCATGTACCTCGACGACGCGGACACCGAGGCGGAGGTCGGCGAGGAGCTGGCCACCCGCTCGGACTTCGAGGGGCCGATGGACGTCGTGCCCGTCAGCGACCCGAACATCTTCAGCGAGGCCCAGCGCTTCGCGCAGGTGCAGGCCGTGGTGCAGCGCGCGGCGGCCCAGCCGCAGCTCTACAACCAGCGCAAGGTCGAGGAGCGCGTCCTCGAGACGCTGAAGATCCCCGACGCCGAGGGCCTGCTCAACCCGCCCGTCGAGCCGCAGGAGCTCAACGCCGTGGCCGAGAACGTGGCCGCCAGCATGGGCAAGCCCGTGACGGCCTACCCCGAGCAGGACCACATCGCGCACCTCAAGACGCACCTCGCGTTCATGAGGAGCCCGGCCTTCGGTATGAGCCAGCTCATCGCCCCGGCCTTCCTGCCCGTGATGATGCAGCACCTCAAGGAGCACGTCGCCATGTGGTACGCCAGCAGCGTACTGGACGCCGTCAGCGACGCAGCGGGCTTCGACGTCAGCGAGGACATGAAGGAGATCAAGGGCAACCACGAGGAGCGGCGCGCGCTCGACCGGGCCCTTGCCGAGGCAGGCGCGTTCGTGGTCGAGCAGGGCGGCGAGGTCTTCAAGTCCATGCCCGAGGCCATCGCGCAGGCGCAGGAGCTGATGCAGAAGCTCTCCCCGCCGCAGCCCATGGATCCGGCACAGGCCGCCGTCCAGTCGGCCCAGATGCAGGCGCAGGCGAAGCAGGCCGAGCTGCAGCAGCGCTCCGCCGTCGAGCAGGCCAAGATGCAGATCACCGCCCAGCAGGCGGCGCAGGACGCGCAGGTGGAGCAGGCGCGGCTGCAGATCGACGCGCAGCGCATGCAGCAGGAGGCGCAGCTCAAGGCCGCCGCCATGCAGCAGGACGCCATGCTGCAGCAGCAGCGCGAGCAGGCCGAGGACCAGCGCACGGCTGCCGAGCTGAACGCGCGCATGCAGATGAACACCGAGGACAACCGCACCGCCATGGAACTGGCGGCGGCGGAGATTGCCTCGGGCGAAAAGGTCGCGGTCTCCACGGGGACCGGGATAAACCCCAACCCGTAAGGATTTGGACATGGCACGAGCGCCCAAGACCACTTCAAAGGCACCCGATCCGGTTGCCGAAGAGACTACCAAGCCCGACACCAGCGAGCGCGCCCGCCTGCTGACCATGGGCCAGAAGAAGGACAAGACCGATGGCTGAGAACAACGCGAAGAGCGCCGCCCCGAGCGGCAAGGTGTCGAAGCTGGCCGGTGAGGCCATCCCGATGCACAAGAAGATGGCCATGGGCGAGATGCCCAAGGTCGGCGGCGGGCCGAAGACCCCCGCGTGAGGATCGAGAGTTTGCTCCAGCGCTTGGAGACGGCGCAAGCCCAGCTTGCGAAAGAGGCGCTGGAGCGGCCCACCGGCAAGGAGGGCTTCGACTACGGCCGCGCAGTCGGCATGTACGCGGGGCTCGAGCATGCCAAGAATACCCTGATCGAGATGGTCTCCGAGCATGAGCGCAAGGGGTTCGATCTCTAACCTGCGGAAGAGGAGCACATATGCAGGACTACGTACTGAACAAGGTGAAGTTTGATTACGGGAGCCTCGACGAGGCGTTCCCCGTGATCGACCCGGGCGTGCAGCCCTTCGGCTCGCGCGTCATCGTGCAGATCCGCTCGGCCAAGAGCAAGACGGCTGGCGGCATCATCCTGCCCGAGGACACGCAGGAGACCGAGCGCTGGAACACGCAGGCCGCGAAGGTCGTGGCCGTGGGCAGTCTCGCCTTCCACAATCGCAACACCATGGAGCAGTGGCCCGAGGGGTCGTGGTGCGAGGTCGGAGACTTCGTACGCGCGCCCAAGTACGGCGGCGACCGCTGGAGCGTCGAGGTTGACGGGAAAGAGGTGTTGTTCGTCATGTTCAACGACCTCGACTTGCTGGGGCGGATCACTGGCGATCCGCTGAGCATGAAGGCATACATCTGAGGAGAGAATAGCATGAACTTTGGAGATGCACTGGCGGCCCTCAAGGAGGGTAAGCGCGTGGCGCGTCACGGTTGGAATGGCAAGGGGATGTTCCTCTTTCTCGTCCCCGGGTCGCAGTTTCAGGTCAACCGGCCGCCCCTTCTCGGTATCTACCCGGAGGGCACCACGATCAACTACCACGCGCACATCGACATGAAGACGGCGCAGGACACTGTTGTTCCTTGGCTTGCCAGCCAGACCGATGTGCTGGCGGACGATTGGACCCTTGCAACGGAGACGACCAATGGCTGACATTATCACCGAGAATGACGGCGACGAGTTCGACATCATCGAGACCGACACCCTCCCCGCCGCTGGCGCGGAGAAGGTCGAGACCGACGACGAGGACGACGGCGACGAGACGGACGACGAGCGGCTTGCCGACAGTCAGGACGACCTCGACGACGACATCGAAGAGGGCAAGAGCAAGAACCGGCAGAAGCGCGTCAAGCGGCGCGAGCTGCAGCGCCGGGCCAAGGAGGCCGCCGACCGCGAGCTGGAGTTCCTGCGCCAGCAGAACGCCGAGATGCTGCGCCGCATTCAGGCCGTCGAGGGCCACGCGATCAGCACCAACGAGCAGAGCATCGACGCGCGCTACCAGCAGGCGCTCAACGAGGTGCGTCAGGCCGAGCACATCATGGCCCGTGCGGCCGAGGCGGGCAACGGCGATGACATGATCGCCGCCATGCGGATCCGCGACGAGGCCATGTCGGCCGCGCAGCAGTTGCAGGGCTACAAGCAGCAGGTGGCGCAGGCCCGCGAGCAGGTGTCCAAGCCGCAGATGGACCCGCGCGTCACGAACTACGCGGCGGAGTGGGTCAGCGCCAACCCGTGGTACGATCCGAACGGGCGCGACGAGGACAGCCGCATCACCAAGGCCATCGACGACGGCCTCGTGCGGGAGGGCTACAACCCCGCCTCGCGTGACTACTGGGAAGAGCTGACGCGGCGCGTGGCTGCCCGGATCGGGGACGACGACGCTGCCGACGCGCGGCCCAAGCGCAAGGCCCCGCCGACCGGGAACAGCCGCGAGCATGCGCCCTCCAGCACCCGCAAAGAGGTGTACGTGACACCCGAGAGAAAGGCTGCTATGATCGAGGCTGGCATCTGGGACGATCCCGTCGCGCGGAACCGGATGCTCAAGGCGTATCAGACATACGACAAGCAAGGTTCGGCTCGCTGATTGACGAAATGGAGTGAGACAACATGACTGAAGATTATTCTGATGACCGCCTGAAAAAGGACGTTGGTGCCGCTCGGCGCACCCGTGACGCAGGGGACCGTCAGGTCACCGAAAAC